ATGATATTTGAGGTATATTATCTATTCTTGCATTCTTGTTCATTGTCTTGAACTTATGTAATAGTCTGTAGTGGGTATAAATACCGTCACTCATGTTTAAACTCTTTCCTGTTGCTTTCATAATCTATAATTTAAAATTTCATCGGCATTAAAACGATGATGCCAACAACGTATAAACGCAATAAATAAATACTACTTTTTGCGTTCTTTAAGTTTTTTTATTCTCCATTCAAGGTATCTACTATAAAGAGCCAAAGTGTTATCAGCTAAACTAAGTGCTAACCAAATTACTACAAGGTGTAAAACCCATTCTACTACATTTATTGTTATTACTGTTTCCATATCGTATTTATTTAAAGTCGTTTATACTATTCCGTTATTCTCCGTAAAACTTATCTATAGTCCCCGTTAAAGGGTTTCTATGCTTGGTTGGCTTGTATGTTATAACCGTGTCAGCCATTTGATAACTGAATAGATTCCCCTCGGTGCACTTTAAATCACTCCTAAAGCCTTGAAACTGATTCACGGTACAATCTACTTGCTCAGTTGAATATCGTTGCTCTAAGGCTAGTATTCCAATTATCAGGATGAAAAACACATAGGAGAATTTAAATAGTATATCCTTATACTCGATGTGTTCTTTTGTGTTGTGGTCGTAGATGTTCATAATCTTTTATTTAAAACAAGGGGCAACCCGCTGTGCGAACAGATGGAATGAGTTAATAAGCCCCTAATGTTAATTTCTTTGGTAATCTGTTCGCATTTCAAAGGTAATAACTTTTATTACAATTCCAAGTTTTTCTTTATCTTATTATTCTCCCCTTCCAACTGGTGTATAATCCTATCAGCATCAGCAACCTCAGTCTTTAATTTGCTTACCTCTAGCTCTAGCCTGTTGTTCTTAGACTCCATAACGCGGAGTTTCTCGTTTAGTTCCTTGTTCATCCTGCATAGTTCTAAGTCCCTGCTATCATACTCGATTAATGCAGTGCTTACCTTGAAGAACTTAGCGAAGTCTATAGGCTTGTTATTCTGTAGGCATTTGGTTTGATAGTCTATTATTGTTTCTAATGGCATAGTTTATTAAAAAATCTACGAATTAAATACCCCCTTAGTATACTAGCTACAAAAAATACCAATGTAATTATTATATTTTGTCTAACCGTTACAGGAATATCCAATACGGGATAAATTATTATCTGAATTAAAAAAGAGGTTACTAACCCTATTACGGTATTAGTAACACTCTCAATTATGCTTTGCTTTTTAGACTGCATCAAATATAGTTTTCTGCTCTATATCGTTTTCAAATCTCCTATAAGCTAAGTCTAAGTTAATCTTAGCCTGTTTAAAATAACTATCTTTTAACTCAATGCCTATAGCTTTACGACCTAAACTAACAGGGCTATAAACCTCTGAACCAACACCCATAAACGGGGTTAAAACTATTTCTCCTTTATTAGAATACATTTCAACTATCCTATCAATAACATCTAATTGTAATGGGTGTACGTGTTTTTCATCATCATCTTCTCTAGAATCTCTAAAAGGTAAAACATTATCTATTCTAATATCGTCCCATACACTAGATGCGTATCTTTGCCAAATATAATGAGATAATTTATTTGTTTTTGGGTCTTTATGGTCTTTGAAGTTTTTATTTAAATACTCCCATAATTGAGCCTCGTTAAAACTATCTTTATTAGCATTATTCCAAGCCCTTAATATATTTGGTAGTATTGGAGTTTCTCCAAAATACTTTTTAAACCCGTTTGGATGGGTTACGGGTACTTGGTTTTCTCCTTTCTTAGTGAATATCAAAACATAATCAGGCATAGCCGTAAAACATTTTGTTGAATCCTCTACTATAAATTTGTGCATTAAACTTTGTACCATTGTGCGCATACGAACTTTTAAAGGTTCTTTCCATATTGTAATACGGTTACGATATTCAAAACCATACTTTTCATGTAGTTTAATTATTTCATGAGGAAAGTCCCAAAGTCTACAAGTGTTATCAAATACATCCGTACAATGTACTGCCGTTATTCTACCGTCTTTTGTAACTCTAGAAATCTCTTTTATAAGATATTCATATTGTTCTAAGAATTGTTCTTTACTTTCGCAATTACTAAAATCTCTTTCACTACTTGAATAATTGTATAATCCTGCGAACGGTGGAGAATATACAGATAAATCTATACTTTTATCTCCTAATGTTGGCATTACCTCCATACAATCACTATTATAAATTGCGTACTCATCTGTCATTAATTGTTCTTTTGTTTTCATAATCTTTATTTTAAAAATGTTGGTTTTATTACTTCTTTATCAAATTCTTTAGTATTAAATTCAAATACTCTATTTACATTATCGGTTAAGTTCTTGTGCAAATCTATAGCTTTTTGTGTTTTCTGTTTCAAAGCCTCTAATACTCTTGTTTGACCATCAGATATAACCATATCTATAATAACATTATTCTTCTGACCAAATCTCCAAAACCTTCTAATAGCTTGATAGTATTGCTCATAAGAATAAGTAGGAAAAAATACAGAGTGATTACAATGTTGCCAGTTTAATCCCATTCCTGTAATCTTAGCCTTTGTTATTATTCGTTTTATTTCTCCTTTCGCAAATCTTAAAAGTATATCCTCTTTTTTATCTATTGACATACTACCAATAATTTCTATAGCTTCCATATCTAACTTTTTAATTAAACTACTTTCAGCATTTAAGTTAACCCAATATACAGAAGTTTTTCCTTTTGCTAGTTCTACAGCCTTACTACATCGTTCCTCTATTGTTTCCTTTTGTTCGTGTCTTACTTCATGAAAAGACTTAGCTATAATATTAAACATTTGTATTTGTCCTTCTACATCTATTGTAGATGTATTATCTACTACGTGTTTATTTAATATTAAATCTGGTAAAATATACTTTTCATCTGAAAAACCCATATCACTAGGCATTTTAACCATAATAGCCCATTGGTTAACCCATGCAAAAAAATCTCTTTCTGCGTGAGGTTTAAGATAAAATTTTTCTCCTATATTTCTATTACCAGAATCTACGCTATTTTGATTATTTTTAAAAAACTTACTAAGCATATCCATATAACCCATATAACCTAAAACCTCTGAACTAGTACCCAACTCTATAAAGTCATTAGGTGACGGCGTGGCAGTAGATAAAAACCTATAAGGTATTTGTTTAACAAAAGTAGTTATTTGTCCTTTAATTTTACCGTTGAAGTTTTTTAAAATAGAACTTTCATCTAATACAACACCTTTAAATTCTTCTTTATTAAAATAATGTAGTCTTTCATAGTTACATATCACTATACCTTTTGAATGATTGCCATCTTTAGAATATTCAATATCTGTTATACCCATTTTGTTAGCTTCTATTATAAATTGAAACGCTACGGCTAAAGGTGTTAATATTAACACTTTTCCTTTTGTTTCGTTTACAATGTTTTGAGCTAATGAAATTTGTATTAATGTTTTACCCATTCCAGTATCGGCAAATATTGCCATTCTACCTTTTTTACAAGCTCTTGTTATAATTTCCCTTTGAAAATCAAACGCCATGTCAGGTATAAAATTCGGTTCAAAACCGAACTCACCTAATAAGTGTTTTTTCTGTTTAATAAATTCTTTGTAATTCATAATCTTTATTTGTTTTGTATTTATTTAGCTTTTAAAATAGGGGCTTCGCTTTAATTCAAGTCGATTTTATAATTTAATAAGTGAATTAATTAATATTGCCTATCGCCCCTATATTTTTAAAATGGTATATCTGATTCTTCATCGTGTTTATACATAAAGCTATCTTCTCCTAATGGTTGTAGTTTCTTTTGTGTATAACCTTCTTTGGCTTGAATCGGTTTATCTGTGTTGTACTCTCCACGGTCTGCATAAACCCTTGAACCGTTAACCATTAGATAATACTGATACCTTTCAACATCTAAATATAGTACATAAGTTCCATTCTTAGACACTCCTTTAGGTTTACTTTTCGCAACTCTTAAATGCAGCTCGTTAGATTCATAAGCTCTGTTATCATTGTCTGATAAACCGTAAGGAGGTCGCCAAGGTATAAGCATTGTATTTGCTTTTCTAAACCAACTCTGACCGCCTGAGAACTCTCTAGCGTGTGGCATAGGGTAATAACTTACTCCACCGCTTGTAATAAGTGCTTGGTCTCTAACATGAGTTACTACAAAATGATGTCTGTTCGTGGCTCTTGCGTTTTTTCTAATATCTCCTAAGACTCTTGAAACATATTTGTCTTCACGTCCTAAGTCTTGAGGTAGATAAACCTCTTCTAATTCGTTCCAAGGGTCTAAGACTGTTGAATTAACTGTTTTACCCCAATCACTTTCAATGTCGTCAATCATCTTATAAAACTCTTTAGCATTTAAGTCTTTATCTATTGGGTCTATAATTATAAAATGATTATCTATAAACATTTCAGCATAAACCCTTTCTGATTCATTCATGCAATTCTTACCTTTCAAGTATGGTTTACCTATGAATGAATGACAAAATTCAGCATAAATTTCTTCTGTACTTCCTGTTTCAGGGGAGAATATAACGTGATTCCATCCATGTAAGCAACTTAGATTTATAAGAATCTCTTTCATAATCTCAGTCTTTCCACTACCAGGAGCTGATGCAATATAGGTTGTAGAACCTAATTTAACCGTATAAGGTAATAAATCAAAATCCCATCCAATGCTTTTACCCCTTTGAAATCCTTTTTCTCTTAGGTTGTTTAAGTCTTGAGATACTTCGTTTAGTTGTTTATACATGATTTGGAACGAATAAAGCATGAGTAAAATAATTATAAATAAATCCTCCATCTACTCTCATTATCTCATAAGAATAAGTCATTGG